TCTTTACACTTTCGGAGGGGCGGTGGCACCACAAGCGTATAGATGCTGAATTGCAAAAAAACAAGGAATATCGGGAACTTAGAGCCGCTGCGGGCAAGGCAGGAGCCAACGCTAGGTGGAAGAAAAGCGATAGCAAACGCATAGCAAACGCATCCGATAGCCAATGCGAACGCAATGGCACTCATACTCATACCCATACCCAAGATAAATATATATACCATGGGCGGGTTTTTAGGCTTACCAGTAAATCGTTCAGCGAACTGCTGGAAAGCTTAAATACGAGCGAAAACATACTGGTTAAAGAAGTGCAGAATGCAGATCAGTATTATGATGCCCGTATAGCCGATGGCCACGAAAAAGATAGCTTTAGGTTTAGCAGTACGGCTTGGTTCAAGCTCAAAAGCTGGTTAGCCAAAAGCGTGAAAAACAAAAAAGGAGACACCCCGAAACCGCGCATCAGCGCAGCTATTTAACAAGGAAAAAACATGGAACCCAAATTCTGGAACGCGCTATCGGAGGAAGACGGCATAAAACTTCCCCAAGAGGCGCCCGGCAGCTACAAGATTGTTTGCCCAGCCTGCGAAGGCCGGGGCAGCAAAGGCTTTGAGGGTAAAACCCTAAGCGTAACAATTGATGAAAAAGGTGCGGTTTGGTACTGCAACCGGCAAAACAACTGCGGCCACACCGGCAGCAGGCTTTTTGACAGGCCCGAACATACGTGGCGCCTACAAAAGCAGAAAAAAGTATTCAAGAAACCCAAAGAACCAGAGGCGTTAACTCACTTAGACCCGCGCATACTGGAGTGGTTTAAGAAGCGCGGCATATCAGAAAACACGGTGGTGGATTGGGGGGTATTTCAATCTGATCGGTTTTTTAATGGCCAGCAAAAACGGTGGGTGGCATTTCCCTTCCGCGATCTGGATGGCGGGCTAGTAAACGTTAAGTACCGCACCATCAGCGATAAGATGTTTATGCAGGAAAAAGACGCCCAGCAAACGTTTTACGGCCTTAACATGGTAGCCAAAGACAGCAAGACGCTGGTAATCGTAGAGGGCGAAATGGACGCGCTTAGCTTGTGGGAAGCAGGCTATAAAAACGTGGTAAGCGTACCCAGCGGCGGCATTAGCGAAAAATCTATTGGTAATCTGGACGCGCAAAGCGACAAGTTCATGTTTCTGAACTACGCAAGCGGGTGGCTAGAGCAATTCAATCATTTTGTACTGGCGTGCGATTTCGACGCCGTGGGCAAGGCGCTCATGGAAGAAACCAGCCGCAGGCTAGGGCGCGAAAAGTGTTGGCGTGTAAGCTGGCCAGTAGGCGCCGATGGCGAGTTCCTAAAAGATGCGAACGATGTGCTGATAAATCTGGGGCGCGATGGTTTGCGCGATGCCGTAGAGGCAGCAGAGCCATGGCCTATATCGGATGTTCACACGGTTAGCGATTATGCAAACGATGTGTGGAAGCTTTACCGCAACGAATTCGACAAGCCTTTAAGCACCGGGTTTAACAATTTGGATGACCACATGCGCATTAGGCCGGGCGAAATGAGCGTGGTTACCGGCATACCCAATAGTGGCAAATCCGAATTCATGGATGCGCTTATGCTAAACATGGTGCAGCAGCACGGCTGGAAGTTTGGTATTTGCTCGTTTGAAAACGCGCCCCGGTTTCACATTGCCAAGCTTGTGGAGAAAATTATTGGTGCGCCGTTTATGGCTGAAAATGGCCCAAAGCAGCGCGCTAGTGAGGTGGAAGTGCAAAAGGCCATGGAGTACCTACAGGATAGGGTGCGGTTTATTCGCGCTGATGACCCCGATGCGCGCCCACCAAGCATAGATTGGATTATCTCTAGGGCTAAGGCCATGGTGCTGCAATTCGGGCTTAGGGGGCTTGTCATTGACCCGTACAACGAGATCGAAAGTACACGCGACCAGCATATGACTGAAACTGAATACGTAAGTTACATGCTGGGTAAGATTAAGCGGTTTGCACAGACTTATGATGTGCACGTTTGGATAATTGCCCACCCTCGCAAAATTAACGCGGTTGACGGCGTTGTTCCGGTGCCGGGGCTGTACGATATAGCAGCAAGTGCGCATTGGGCTAATAAGGCCGATTTGGGGTGGTGCGTGCACCGTGACAGATCAGACCCTAGCAAGCCAAGCGAGGTGCATATTTTGAAAGTGCGTTTTAAGGAATGCGGCAACGCTGGTGGCATTGCAAGGTTTAATTGGGATCGGTGGAGCGGCAGGTATACCCCAGCGGTAGAATCAGTTGCGAACTACGCTGGTAATAACTACACGCCTTACGCTGACCTTGATTGATCCTCGTTAATTTCCGTTATGGCGCGGGGTATGTCGATTTCCATTGGCAGCCCCATGCGCTGGCGCTCCCATAAAAGTGCAATGATTAGAGGCACTTCTGGCGGCAACTTGCGTGCACCAGAAACCCATCTGCGGATGGTTGTATCGTCCCTGCCAAGCATTCTGGCAAATTTTCGTTGCGCTCCAAAGCCAAGCAATAGCTCGATTGTGCGCTTAAACTCTTGAGGTGTTATTTCTTCCATGCTGCCCATCCTAGCGCCAATGGCACTAGCAGTAAAGAAGGGGCATAAAAAAAGGCCACCGAAGTGACCTTAAACCTGCCATGGCAAGTTTACTTAGCAGAGGCATATTGTAACAAATTGCAGGCATAAAAAAAGGGGCCGTAGCCCCTTGGTTATTCTGCTGGTATCCGCGCCCGCATTCGGAAAAGTCGGGTTGGCAATACCACGTTTGTGTTGCAGCTATCGCAGCAGCGCCCACTTTTTACCGGCTCAGCATTGTGGCCGTAGCCCCAAAAAACCACCCCAGTATCGGGGTGGCGTAGGGGTTTAATGGGGCCGCCGCATAGGCAGCATTGGGGCAGCGCTTGTTCCACTACGCGGCCTTGGCTAAGTCAGTCCACTCGCCGGGCTTTAGATCAAGTATCTGCCCGCCAATGTTTTCCAACTCTGTAGCACGCTCGTAGCTGGTTACGTCTTGGCTGAAGCGGGTTACCGCGTTTAGCAGCCCGTAAGCGCTAAGGTCTGCGCCTTCGATGAGGTGTTGCATAATGCCTTTCTGCTCATCTTGTGGCATGTAGAACCGGCGCCCAAGCTCCTCAACCGTGCCAACAGGGTCGGCAATACGGCTGCTGTTTGCTGCTTCGCGCATCTTTTCCACTATGGTCTGGAACTTCAGATCGTTTGCCGCGCCGCGCACTAGGTCGCGCACCTTGAGCATTAGCGCTTGGTCATCAGCTTCCATGGCTTCATCGCTAAAAAGCTCATAAACGTCAGCGCCGCCATCGATGTTGCGGCCAATGTGGTTGGTACGGCTGCCAGCACCCGGCACAGTCATTCCGTTTTTGCAGATTAGCCGGTAGATAAACAAGCTTATAAGCACGGCGCCATGGCCAACTTCTGAGTTGCGGATGCTTATACCTGCCTGCACAACATCGCCCACGTTAACCTCGGCCTGTACCGTTGGCAGCACTGCCTTGATGTACATATTTTTTTCAGTGAGCGCGGTACTTTCGATGCGCACCTCTGGCAGTTCGCTAAGGGCAGGTAGCGCAGCTTGCGCAATGGCGTAGTTATCGATGCGGCGGTAGCGGTCACTCAACCATGCACGCGCAGTGTTTTCGCCGTTGCAGATGGCGCGTACCATGCGCTTCGATGGTTCGTGGTGCAGCCAGTTGTTCACGTTTTCCATAAGCAGCCCCGGCGCATCAGCCCGCATGCGGTCATAATACTTTTTGGGGATGCCAAGGTTTTGGCAAATCTGGCTGTGAGCCACATCGTTTATCTGGAAGGTTTCGTCGTTAAACGCTAGGGCGCAATCTGCTTGGTCGCCTGCGATAAACTCAACCTTGCGCGTGTCGGTAACGAAATCGCGCTTCTGGGTTTCTAGTGTGTCTAGCTTTTGCGCTAGCTCGGTAAGTGTATATTGCTGTTTCATTCGTTGGGTTCTCCATGGGGCCGAAGCCCCGTTAGTTTTAGATAAGGTTCTTTTGAGCCGGTTGCTTGCTAAGCAATTTTTTCCGGCCAATCTTAGTCATAGTGGCTTGGTCTACTGGCGCCGCACCCACTACCTTCCACCGTCTGCCCCGCATGTTCTTGGGGTCATCGCTTACAACAAGCCCAAGCTCTGCCAGCCTGCTTAGGGCGCTGCCCACGTTGGCGTGAGCAATTTCTTCGCCATCGTTTTGGTGCAGGTTGATCCACTGGGTAAGCATTTTGGCGCTAGGGTTGCGTAAACCGCCCTCGCCAACTGGTAGGTGGTGCGCTTTCCACATTGCCTTGTACACGCGCATCGTTACACCTCGGTGCCGTAGCGTGCGTTTAATCTTAGGCTTCGCCACCGCGCTGGGGCCAACAAATGCCTGCGCCGTTCTTGGAACTCGCAGGGTTTGCGGGTCGCCTAGTTGTACTGGCAAAGCGTCTTTCGCTACGTCATCGCAAATATCAATATCATCGATGTCTGCGCCTACGTTTCGTAAGGCGTCTATTGCTGCCAGCATTGCGGGCATTGGGCCTGTTGCCATTATCGTGAAGTTTTTCATTGGTTGGGTTCTCCTTTTCTGAAATAACCGTACACCATGCGCTGTCCGTCACGGCTGCAATCATGCGTGTCATGCAGCATGCCGTTCTTCCAAGTCGCTAAGTGTCGGCTCAACCGTAGAATTAGGGTGCCATTGGGTAGTTCGGATGCATTCACATGCACCCGTTCTTTGGAGCCGATAGCTGTGCATGGCACCCACTGCCAGCCAAGCTCCAGAAGATAAGGTTTGTAAATATCGTCGTACACGCCGTTAAAGGCGCTGTTCGATGTAATGCGTTTTGCTTTTTTGGTGCGGCGGGTAGCGCGGTATTCTTTGGTGCGCTCCATAAGGTCGCTGCGCACCTGCGCGTAGGGTAGGCCGGTTGCTATGGCGATGGCGCGTAACACGCAGTCGCCGGTTTGGCCTTTATAGCCAGCAGCCTCGCGGCCACCATCGTTGTACATAAACTCAACCATGTTAAGCCACCTCAGCTTCTAAAATAGCCAAGGCTTCGCTCCAACGTTTGTGGCTTACGCGATCCCGTTTGCAATCGGCAACGCGCTGTTTGTAATCAGCAATGGTCGCAGCAATTGTTTTGCTGTCCCATGTCTTAACCATTCGCGCTAGTTGTTTTTGCTGTGTCATTGTTGGGTTCCTTTATTTAATGAAGCCATTATAGTGCCAATGGCACTATAGAGCAACTCCATTTTGCATACATAAGCATGATTCGTCATTAGTGTGCAAAAAAAAGGAAACCCCCAAATGGTCGAGGGTTCCCTTTCTGCGCCTACGCTGGGTTATCCGAAGATTTCGTTGAAAAGCATGCTTGGGGTTACGCAACTGTTGTATTCAGTCCATAGGCTTTGATCCCATGTTTCGCAACCAAGCATCATATTTAGAAGGGTAAAAGCCATGCCAAAGCCGATAATGGTTAGGGCAATAGCGGCGCCAGCGTTCCGAGCAATGGTTGCCGCCATTTCCCGTGCTGCTGGTTTGTTTAGTAGTTCTTGCATTGTTGGGTTCCTAAAGTTTTGCGAGTTCATGCAGTATACTGAACGGCAATGCGTTCGCAACTAAAAAATTACGATACGTCATTGTCTGGATGTTATGGTTGTGCTAAGAAGCGGTAAACGCAGGAGAAATTTTATGGCGGCAAAGCGAAAGGTGCCCAAGAAGTATACTGCGGGCCTTAGCTCATCTACGGCAGCCAAGCGCAAGGCGGCAATTCGGGCGCGCTCTGCAAGCGCCAACCCATCATATGCTCCATTGCCCGGTGATAAGACAGCCAGTGGTAAGCAGCGCAAAACAAAAACGAGTAAGCACACTACAGCGTACAAGCGAAAATTTGGAGGCAAACGTGGCGCTAAAAAATAAAGCGGCAGATAAGGCGCTGACAAACAAGGCCAAGTCTACAGGCATTTCCAAGACTATCTTGGAGCAGGTTTACCGCCGTGGCGCCCAAGCTTGGGCAAGTGGCCATAGGCCCGGTGCATCTCAACAACAATGGGCGCTAGCCCGCGTCAATTCTTTTGCAACCAAGGGCAAAGGCACATGGGGCAAGGCAGATGCGGATTTAGCAAAAAAGGTAAGGAAATCGAAAGCGAAGAAGAAAAAATAACGCTGGAAATGGATTTGCGGCACTGGACAGAAACCAAACTGGCCAAGCCGTACCAAAGCCTAAACGGCAACCAGCTTTGCCCCTATGCACGAAAAGCGTGGCGGGATGATAAAGTGCTGGTTTTGGATGTAAGCGGGCAAATGCTGCCCAGCATCGAAATAGCAAAGAATGCGTTCTGGTCGATACACCTGTTGCAGCAAAAGGACATTTTGATTTTGTGCGATACTGAGTTTGATCTGTACAGCGATGAGCAGATGTTTTCGTATACCGACCACTTGCTTAACGGCGAGAATAATGGGGTCTGGCTTATACCGTTTCACCCCATGGCAGATGGGTTAAGCCCAGCAAGCGATTACTCGGTCGATGATTACGAGCCGCTGCTGAAAAAAGATTATGCGATGTGTTTTGTTCAGCCAACATCCCATCTGAACAAAGCTTCCGATGTCCTTGAGGCGCGGGGGTACTACGAAAACTGGGATGAACTTGATCTAAGCGATCTAAAACAACGCAGGAGCTACGGCTATGGCAATGGGTAAGAAGAAAGGCCGCAAAGGCGGTAAAAAGAAAGTTAAGAAGTAAGCGTGACGGCGGCATGGATGGACACGCGCAGTTACGTGCCACGGGAAACCGTAGCCAGCCTTGCCGCCGAAGCGTCTTTTGCCTCGCGCATTGAAGAAGTACGCAACTGGGATTTGCAGAAGCTAGGGGGCAGCTACAGCCCCGATTATGCAGTTTACAAGGGCAACAAGTGCAGGGGTTGGCTGGAACTAAAGTGCAGGTACGGCCAGCACTGGGGCCAGTACCCCACTTACATGATTGCGGTAAAGAAATGGGAAAAATGTATGAGTTTGGCGGCAACGCCCGGTATCGAAATGCCTTTCCTGCTGGCTGTTGCGGTGGACGATGGCGATTTCATAATGAATTGCAGTGCGGCGGTGCAAAAAGGCGTAGGCGTGGAGATTGCGTCCGGTGGCCGCAAGGACAGGAATTGGAGCGAGGACACAGAGCCTTGCGTGTATATCCCGAAGCAACACTTTACGAGGTTATCGCGTGACTGAGTTTGCCGTTGAAATGTGGTCAGTAGAAAAGCCACAGCCGTATGAAAATAACCCCCGGCAAATAACGCCGGAGTCGATTACTAAAACCGCTGAAAGCATCCGCGAGTATGGTTGGCAGCAGCCATTGGTGGTGGATGAGGATGGCGTAATTTTGGTTGGCCATACACGGCTTATGGCGGCACAGTCATTAGGCTACAGCGAAGTTCCGGTACACGTAGCCACTGGGTTAAGTGAGGCGCAAAAACGCGGCTATCGCATTGCAGACAACCGTACAGGCACGGAAAGCCGGTGGGATTTCCCTTTATTAACGACAGAAATGAAATTGCTTGAAGATGTGCAGTTTGAGCTTATAAAAACTGCCTTCGATCCCGGCGAAATAGAGGATTTACTAGATTTTAAGCTTGATGCGTATGACAAGTATGATGAAGGCACCAAGGGCAGCATGGCCGATAACTTTGGCGTGCCGCCATTTAGCATTTTGGATACGCGCCAAGGGTATTGGCAAGAGCGCAAGAAGCTATGGGATGCCAAGATTGGCGACCAAGGCGAAAGCCGGGAAAACACGCTGGCAGCTAAAGGCAGCGTTATGGAAGGCATTGGGTCTGTTTCTTTGTTGGACGCGGTTCTTGCTGAAATTATGTGCCGATGGTTTGGGCGCAAGGATTACCATGCGTTTGACTGTTTTGCAGGTGACACTGTCTTTGGCTACGTTTGTGCTAGCCATGGCATGGACTTTACAGGCATCGAATTAAGGCAGGAGCAGGCTGATCTTAATAACAAGCGCGTTTCTGCTGATGATTTAAGTGCACGGTATATTTGCGACGATGCTTTGAATATGGATAAGCATTTTAAGCCCGAAAGCATGGACTTCTTTTTTAGCTGCCCGCCGTATGCCGATTTGGAGGTGTATAGCGATAACCCCAACGACCTTAGCAATATGTCACACGATGATTTTTTTGATGTGTACAAGCAGGCGTTGGCAAACACTTATACGCGGCTAAAGAAAGACAGGTTTGCCGTGGTTGTTACCAGCGAGGTGCGCGGCAAGAAGGGCGAGTATATTGGGTTAGTTCCCAAAACTATCCAGATAATGCAGGACGCGGGTTACCAGTTTTGGAATGAATTAATTCTTGTGAATAGCGCGGGCACGCTACCACTGCGGGCCGGTAAATCTATGCACGCAAGCCGTAAGGTGGGGCGCATGCATCAAAACGTTTTGGTGTTCTACAAAGGCGATCCGAAGCAGATAAAAAATATGGGCGATGTCATTGGATCGTTTGGTGAAGAAAATGCAGAAGCATAGCACCGAGGGCGAAATGGTTACGGCTGATATCTGGGTGGACAATATGCCAGATTGGGAAAGCCTTAGCTGGATTTGTGAAAAAGCACTGAAGGCATCTAATATGAACGTGGTTGATAGGGTTGCGCATCAGTTTAAGCCGCAAGGTACAACTGCGGTTTGGATACTAGCGGAAAGCCATATGGCCATTCACACGTACCCAGAGGAAAATTTCATGGCCGTTGACGTTTTTACGTGCGGCACTGAAGGCGACCCCGGCGGGGTTATTATCGCGTTAACGGATCATTTAGATATGCGCAGCCTTGTTATCAAGGAAGATAAACGGGGCCAGCGCGTTCACGACCTTGGAGGTTAGATGTGGCGAGAAAACTTACAGCAACAGAAAAATGGCAGCGTTATAACAAACGAACTTCAAAGAATATGGCTGCACATAACAGGGCTGGTGGCAGCGTGCGCAAGCCTGTTCGGAGTCTTGCTGGTGCAAGTGATCGTGATAAGTATGACCGTGCTAAGTTTATTTCGCGGAAGGCTACGCAGGTACTATCCCAGCGTCAGCCACTTAAAGACAAAGATGGCGACCCTACTCCTGCGGCTATGCAATTTCGCAGATGGGCTGCTGGCACGCCTAAAACATACGATGCGGTGAGGAAATTAAAAACAACTGCTACAAAGCAGAAGGAAAGGTTGGCTAAAAAACTAGGCAAAAAGTAGGGCGGTGCCCTACACGTATTTTGCGTTGCGCACCAAGCCGCAAACAGTGTCGTGTTTGTTGGCGTCTACGGCGTAGATACCCCAAGGTCGGCATCTTGGGTTGGCAGCAGCGTAATTCACAGCATCATGCTCGGTATCGAATTCATGGCGCTCATATTTGCCCACACCCAGAAAGCAGCTTGCAGTGAAGTAAACGGCGTTTTCGTAAACGGCGATCTCATAACCTTCAAGTTTAGATTTTTGGTAACAGTCAACCATACTATTGCTCCATTGGTTCCATGTGTTGGTTATTATAGTGCCATTGGCACTACTTTGCAAGGGATTGGAGCTAGAATGGATCCGGTAACAGCGCTTAGCGCTATATCTGCGGCAGCGCAGGGTATTTCGGCAGTGGTAAACGCAGGCCGTGATTTAGGTGCTGCGCAGGATCACATAAAAAAATGGGCACTAGCGGAAGCACAATTAGATACCGCTAAAGCCGCAAAGCAGTCTGGCTGGCGCGCTGCGCTAGGCGGTGTTGAAAGCTCGGTCATCGATGAGCATTTCAAGAAGCGCGAGGTGGCAGAGCTACGCGATCAATTGCGGCAACTGATGCTTGTTTATGGCAAGCCGGGTGAGTGGGAAGCTTTATGCGCAGAAATTGCTAGGGCCAAGAAAGAACACAAAGATGCGATAGCTGCACAACAAAAGCGACGAGCGGATATAATGCACAACGTTGTTTTGTGGAGTTTGGTAACACTCGGCACTGCACTGGCAATTGGGCTGCTGGCGGTGTTTCTGTACGGGCTTCGTTTAAGGGGGGTTATATAAAAAAACGCCCCACGAAGGGGGGTGTGGGGCGTTTTCAAGGGGAGGAAATCAAAAGACCTGCCGGGGTCACTGATTCAAGAGCACGTTACTCGCTATTTGGGGTATCGGTCAAGTAGTAATCGTAAGTAAAATGGCATTTTTCATTGCCAATGGCTACACGGAGATGATATGGATACTGATGATAACGTAGTGCAGTTTCCCGGCCCGGAGTTTTTGTTGCAATGTGACTGCGGAAGCACGGAATTCCGCATCATTATTAACGATGAAGCGCCATACAAGGTTAAGGATTTGGAGTGCGGCTGCGGTAAGTGGTCAGCACCCGTGGCCGATGTATTAAAGGCGTGCGAGCAGGCTGAACAGGATCAATAAACATACGCTATAAAAGAATGGCACAAGCAAAAACACAAGATACAGACGCAGAGCGCAAGCGCAGGGGCAGGCCCAGTTACAAGGCCACCAAGCAAGACCGTGAGCAGGTGCAGGTTATGACCGGCTTAGGGTTAACGGCTGATGATATTTGCAACGTCATGGGGTTTAGCCGTGCCACCCTGTTTAAGTATTTCAAGCCAGAGTTACAGGCAGGTAACAGCGTGGCCAAATCTAAGGTGGCGCAATCGGCGTTCAAGATGGCAACGGGCGAAAAGCACCCGGCTATGACCATGTTTTGGTTGAAGTGCCGGGCGGGTTGGCGCGAGACGCAGGTCAATACGCATGATGAGTTGCCGCCAGTGGTTGTAAATACAACGGGTGGCGGGGATGCTTAGCGCATACGATGAAATGATGGCTGAGGAAGCTGGGCAGGTGTTGCACAGCGAAGAACGGCCTATCGAAATCACGTTAACGCCACCCCAAAGCAAGGTTTTTAGCAGCAAGGCGCGCTACGTAGTTAACGTGGCGGGCAGGCGTAGCGGTAAAACCCATTTGGCGCGCACAAAGCTATTCACGCAGGCATGCAACAACCGCCACCAAAGGTGCTGGTATGTGGCGCCCACTTACCGCATGGCAAAGCAGATACTCTGGCAGGAGATGAAAGACCTTGTGCTGACCAGCCGCCGTAATGCGGGGCCGCCCAACGAAACAGATTTAAGCATCCAGCTTATTAATGGCACCACCATTGCGCTACGGGGCGCTGATAACCCCGATAGCTTGCGTGGTGTTGGTATCGATTACCTTGTGCTGGATGAGGTGCAGGATATGAGCCAGCAAACGTGGGAGGCAGTGTTATCGCCTGCGTTGGCTGACCGGCAGGGCAAGGTGATGTTCTGCGGCACGCCCAAGGGCTACAATTGGTTTTACGATCTATGGCAGGAAGGCCACTCAGATCCAGAGTGGGAGTGTTTTCGCAGCACAACTTTGGACGCAGGCATTGTGCCAGCCGAAGAAATAGAAAAGCAGCGCCGCACCATGGATCACCGGCTATTTAGGCAGGAGTTTGAGGCCAGCTTTGAAACGTTAGCAGGCAGGGTGCACCAGCCATTCCAACGCGAAATCCATGTAACCGATGAGGTTGCCGAGGATGTAGGCAGCATTGTGGTTGGTATGGACTTTAACGTTAACCCGATGTGCGCATGCTTTGGTTATGTGGTGGCTGACCAACTGCATATCTTTGGTGAAGCGGTGCTATCGGATGCCAACACAGAACTGATGGCGCGCAAGCTTAGTGATATATTCGCGGGCAGGCACGTTGCGGTTTACCCAGACCCGGCAGGTCGCCAGCGCCGCACTAGCGCAGCGTTAGGCGAAACGGATTTAAGCATCTTGGAAAGCTATGGGTTTGATGTGATTGCCCCGCGCAGGGCACCACTGGTTGTTGACCGGATTAACGAGGTTAACGCCATGCTGGAAAACAGCGCAGATGAGGCGCGGTTGTTTATCCATCCAAGGTGTAAGCAGCTAATTAAAAGCCTTGAAGGCTTAACGTACAAAGAGGGTACTAACCAGCCCGATAAAAGCGCCGGGCTAGACCATATGGCTGATGCATTGGGCTATCTAGTGCACGGCACATTCCCAATCAACAACGAAATAGTAGGCGCGGTGCGCGTGCGTGGTTATTACTAAAGGAGTCGCCAAATGCCACTGTCAGACAAGCACAAGGAATACGAAATATACGCGCCCCAATGGCGCAGGGTAAGGGATTGTATATCGGGTGAGGATGCGGTGAAGGCAAGCACCACCATGCACTTGCCACGGCCCGAAAATATGATGTCCGATCAATACGAAGCCTACATTACGCGGGCTATGTTTTATGGTGCAACCGGACGGACACTGGCCGGTTTGAGCGGCGCGGTGTTCCGCAAACGCCCAATCGTCCAAATCCCCGACCGGCTGCGGGACGCATTGTACAACATAACTTTGACGGGTGTGCCGTTTGATACGTTTGCGCAGCGGGTTGTTGAAGAAACCTTGGCGCTCGGCAGGTACGGTGTATTGGTAGACCGCCCGCCGCAAGAAAATGGACGGGCATACATGCGTGGTTACCCGGCTGAAAGCATCTGCAACTGGCGCACTGACGATATCGACGGCAAAGAAATGCTGGTGCAAATTATCCTTAGCGAAAAAGCCAGCAAGGTTTCCGATGATGGTTTTGGATCTGAGGAATACGAGCGCTACCGCGTGTTGGAGCTAGACGAGGAAGGCAAATACCGCGTGCGCGTGTTTGTAGAAGGCCGCGATGTAGACACGTTTATCTTGGATGATGAATACACGCCCACCAAGCGGGGTGAGCGCCTTGATTACATCCCGTTCCAGTTCTTTGGCCCAACCGATCTATCGCCCGATGTGGAAAAGTCGCCGCTGGTAGATTTAGCGAATGTAAACATAAGCCACTACCGCACCAGCGCTGACTTAGAGCAGGGCAATTACCTTACCAGCCAGCCCACGCCATACATTACTGGTATGCGCGCTGATAACGTGGGCGATTTCCCCATAGGCAGTGGCGCTATGTGGTTGCTGCCAGAGGGTGCGCAAGCGGGCATGCTTGAGTACAAGGGTGCGGGCTTAACATTTCTTGAAAACAGCCTGTCACGTAAGCAGGGCATGATGGCGCAGTTAGGCGCCCGGTTGCTAGAGGATCAAAAGCGCGCAGTAGAGGCGGCTGATACGGTACGCCTACGCAGCAGCGGTGAAAGCAGCGTGCTAGCCAACCTAGCAAACAGTTGCAGCATGGGACTGTACCAAACGTTGCACTGGGTGGTGGATTGGGAAGGCGCCGATCCCGAAGCGGTTGAGGTGCAGTTAAACACCGACTTTATGGATACCCGCATGGAGCCAGCCGAAATGCGCGAGCTAGTAGCGGCATGGCAAAGCGGCGCAATACCTACTGATGACCTTATCTATAACTTGCAGCGTGGCGAAATACTGCGGCCCGATTTCACCATCGATGAAGTCAAAGACATGCTGGCAGGCAACGAACCCCCAGTGGTTGGCCAGCCCATGGATTTGGATGATGAGGAACCAGAACCCGAAGAAGTAGAGTAAGCTTATGGCTGTTGGTAAGCCCAATCCGGTTGGCGCATTAACCGGCGCAAACGATGGCTTGGCTGATGAGATCATTGGCCACGCCGTTAACCTTGAGCGGCTGAAAACCAGCGAGATACAGGCTGTGTATGCCATGTTGCGCAAGGTGCAAGGCGATCTAATTGAGCAGCTAAATAGCCTTGACCCCACGGCAGTGGGCGGCAAGACGCAAGCCAACAGGCTGCTACGGCTACTTAAAAACACCCAAGCCACCATCAAGGCTAATTACAAGCTGATCCAAAAAAGCCACACGGACACGCTTGCCAAGGTTGCCGATATTGAAGGCAAGGCCATACAGCAAGCGGTTGGCAAAGGCGTAGGCGGCGACCCGAAGATTGGCGCAGCTATGATGACCGCGCTACCACCCACCACCACGTTGCGTGCGTTAGTAGATGGCACGCTGGTGATGGGCGCCCCCCATAAAGAGCATTGGGCAAGGCAGGCAGGTGATTTACAGCAGCGCTTTCAAGATCAAATGCGCGAAGGCATATTGGCAGGCGAGGGCGTTGACGATCTAGTACGCCGGGTACGCGGCACTCAAGCCAATAACTTCAAAGACGGCATTATGGAAGTAAAGCGTTACCAAGCGGCAGCGCTGGTGCGTACAAGCGTGCAGGCAGTAAGCAACGCGGCCCGCAACGCCACTATAGAGGCAAACAAGGACATATTTGATGGGGTGCAGTGGCTTAGCACCTTGGATAGCCGCACAAGCGATATTTGCAAGGCGCGCAGTGGGTTGCGGTGGGATAACGATTTTAAGCCGGTTGGCCATAACAAAAAGTGGTCGCCACCACCTGCGCATTGGAATTGCCGTAGTGTGGTTACCCCGGTTACCAAAAGCTGGGAGCAGCTAGCGGGCAAAAAGCTTACCCGCAACGCAGATGACTTCAACGACAGCTTCAAGGCTGAATTAGCCAAGCAAGGTTTCACTGCTGCCCAAATAGCCCAAATAAAGCCCCGCATGCAGGCCAGTATGGATGGCGCGGTGCCCGCTGAATTTAGTTACGAGGATTGGATTAAGAGCAAGCCCAAGGCATTCCAGCAGCAGGTGTTAGGCGCTGCCAAATGGCGCTTGTGGAACAGTGGCAAAATTGCGTTCGTCGATTTGGTTGACCAGCGCAGCAACCCCCTAAGCTTAGCGGATTTGGAGGCGCTAATTGATGCGGGCAAAACGAGTATTGCGAGGGCGTCAGCAACAGCTAAAGCGGCGGCAAAAGCAGAAGCGGAGGCAGCAGCTAAAGAGGCCACCGAGCTAGCCAAAAAAGAGGCACAAGCTGAGCAGTTAATTACTGCGTATGCAGCAGGCGGCAAGGGGTTTACCAACTTCAAGATCACCTTCGATAAGCTGGCTAAGCAGGGCAAGCTAGAGGGCAAAACCTTCCAAGAGCAGGTTGCATTGGTGCAAGCAGGCAAGGAAGCCATAGATACAGCAAGCAAGCTTTCAACAATTAAAAAGAAGTTCAAAGATGGCAAAAAACTATCACCCAGTGAGTTGGCCACCTACAAAGCCTTGGATGCGGCCACGAAAGAGGAATACCGTACCCTTAAAGCTGCGGAGCAACTGAAAAAGCAGTTATTCAAAGCCAAAAATGATTTTGACGAAGCGTTTTTAGATGGCCCAGTGCAATTTACCCCTAAAGTGCTGGCCGCTTATGACGCTGTAGACGAGCTAAACATGAAGGGGCTGCCCAAAAAGCTGGATGCTATGAGCGAGGGGGAGCAAATAGCGCACTTGCAGAAGCTGCAAGACACTATGGAGTTTATTGTTGCTGCTGAAAAATCGTTTGATAAAGACATCATGGATTATTTCCTCGCGGCCAAGCTGGACGATGCGGTGCTAAAGACCAGCGATATTGCCAAGATAAAGGCGATTGGTGAGGTTGATGAGCTAGCAAAAAAAG